GAACGCGTCTCTCACGAACGCCAGGGCCAACCACCCGGGCAAGTTCTTCCGCATCAGCCGCTGGCAGTTGTAGGTCGGGCGCAAGGGCCGCGAGACGCCGATCTACGCTGCGGCTCCCGGCAAAGACGCAGAGCGCCCGGCATTCGATGATGAGCACCGCAAGGCCGCGAACCAGCGCAACTACCGCGCCAACCGCGCCCGCTGGGCCGCGCAACGGAAACGGCGAGAGGGCGTGGCCACATCGCCATGGGCCGGGCTGATCCAGATGGAGACCAGGCCATGAGCAGCAAGCCCAAGTGCGTCGAATGCGGCGCTGACACCCAGGTCACAGAGACGAGGCCGGGAGACGGCGCCGCGATCATGCAACGCAGAACCCGCAAGTGCAAATGCTGCGGGGCGCTGTTCAACACGATCGAGATCTACGCGCCCGATCAGAGCATCCCAAGGAAAGACCGCAGACCAGCGGCTTCCGCCGCCTGACAGAGGCATGAGCACAGCGCATGGGCGCTGTCCTGATACCTCCCCTCCTCGTTTCTACCCTGGCCGCCACTGTGCGGCCTTTTCATGGAGTCTCGCTATGAACGTCCACATTGGCACCAACACGGCGCCCATCTTCCTTTTGTCTTCGCCCGAAGGCCTGGGCGGGATCTCCCCTGAGGCCCTGGCAAGAATGGAGCGGCTCATGCAGAGCTTTGACAGGGGCGAAAGCATCCCTGCATCGGTTGAGCTTTGCTCCGACCCTATCCGACCCGCCATCGGCGACTACTGGGAGTGCCAGGGCGGCCACTACGCGGGCGACTTCCGGGGCTCCGATGGCTCGGTCTACGGCCTGATCGTCGCGCCCGGCGAGGACGTTGGCCGCGCCGCGTGGGGGCCGACCGGCGAGCGCGAACTGTCCGACTGGGACGGCCTGGCTAACACCGCCCGGCTGCGCGATGAATGCCCCGCCGCAAAGCTGGCAGTCGGCTTCGAGCGCGACGAACACAGCGACTTCTACCTGCCGACCCGCCGCGAGTTGCAGCTGGCCGCCGCCAACGTGCCCCACCTGTTCAGCAAAGAGTCCTGGTACTGGAGCAGCACGCCCTACAGCGAGGACTACGCCTGGGCTGTCGATTTCGAGGATGGCGACACGCTCTCCCCCAGCCGGTGCAGCGAGTTCCGCGTGCGTCCTTTCCGCAGATTAATTTATTGATCTCTTGACCCCTTTCTCCACCCTCAACCACCCAGCAGGAGCATCCATATGAGCAAGTCCATCCCCGCAATCGGCCAGGCTTGGCCCGAACAAGGCGGCATCTACGTCGGCGCCCGCCTGATCGATGGCGCCGTGCATCACATCGCCATCCCTGGCGGCGTCGAGCACGACCTCAAGTATGGCGCGTAGAGGAAGCCTCATGACAGCAATCACTACAGCCGCGCGCCTGCTGCGCGTAGCGGCGGACGAACTCAAGAACGCCCACACCCTCGGCGGCGACTGGGGCAACGAGCACGAAGCCCTGGACGCCTACAACGAGCACATGGCCACGGCCACAACGCTGGAACACATGGCACGCCAGTGCCTGGCCCAGATCGAGGAGCCGGCCCAGCCCGTGCTGTATGTCAGCCCTGGGCAGTTGGCCAACCACAGCAACCCCGAAGGCCCAGAGAGCGAGAAAGCCGGACGCTACCTGCCCGCGCGCAAGACACCAGCCGGCAAGTTCACTCAGCCGCTCTACGCCGGGGCAGCTCCTGCCGCTGTGGCTCCCCGGGCGCGCGACCTGCTGGGCATTGTGCGAACCGCTCAGGCCGAGGCCCGCCGCCTGATCAATGGCGAGGACTCGGGCAGCGACCTGGCCCAGACCAAGCTCGACTTGCCCGAGACGCTGCGGGTTCTTGAGCACGCTCTTTCGCAGCCAGCCGCTGTGGCAGGTCCGGCCAATGACCTGGCAGAGCTGGCCATGCTCAACAAGCTGGTCGAGCTTGGCACACAGGCGTATGGCGCGCTCGCAGAATCCAACAGTGATGACGGCCCAGCCGGGACAGCCGCATATGTGCGGTGGCAGGAGCGGCGTGCCGAAATGGGCGAGTTGATCCGCGCCCACAAAGCGCCCGCCCTGGAAGCGCCTGCAGCCCCGGCCCGCATCGTGGCTGACGCCCTGATCCGGCTGGATGCCATCTACTGGGAGCAGGCGCAAGCGGACTGCGATGAGCCACCGAAGCGCCCCGATTGGCTGGTGAACGCCCTGCACCTCGCGGCAGCAGCGCCCCAGGCACCTGCTGCGCCCTACCCGCCAGCATTCGGCCCGAACGATTGGGTCATGTCCGTGGCTGGCACTGTCGTGAAGCTGTCCGAATGGGAGCCTGGCGCAGTGAAGGCCCGGACGATCTACGGGGATGCAGCACCTGCTGCGCCTGCAGTGGATGCAGAGCTGCTGGAGTTGGCGCAGGCCATCGTCAAATTCAACCGGGAGAACGGCAGCGTACTGGCTGTGCATATCGACAACCTGGCCGATTTGGTGGACGAGCGCGCAGCCCAGGCAGCAGCCAAGGGGTCGGACGCATGAAGCCATCAAAAGCCCTGCGCCAAATGGTCGAGCACATCGACTCGCTGGACACGAACCTGAACTACTACATCAGCCGCGTTAAGGACATGCCGCGCGACGACATGGCTGAACTGGTGACCCAAAGCATCCGCGAGCGCCTGGAGGCAATGCGCGAACTCGCACAGCGCCCCACTGGGCACAAGGAGAGCTGAATGGGCTACCTGATAGCAAACCTGATCGTTCTAGGGCTGTCGCTGGGCGTGCTCGCGCTCAACGTGAAGCTCTACACCGAGATCCTGAAAGACAAGTCTCAGGACAACCGTTCGCAGCGCGCCCAGGCGCACAAGGAGAGCTGACACATGGCAGACCCGAAACTGAAACGAATCCGCGTCGTCATCGCATACACCAGCGATGACGGGTACTCCAGCGAAGTGCACTTCGGCGCGGGGAACCGCAACCCGATGTGCCGCGACCCGTTCGAGGGTCTTGCCAGCGCACAGCGCGAACTGGCGCGGACCCTCGCGCTCTTTGGCCGCCCCGAACTCGCCGAGCAGGCCACGGCCGAGGCCATCAAGGAAGTGGCGGACTTTCGAGAGCAGCGCGCCCAGGCGCAGCAGAAAGGACCTGCATCGTGAAAAACCTCATCGCGCGATTCAAGGCCTGGCGCCAGCGCAGGTACTGGCAGAAACGGCATCTGCAGTTCATCCGCACGATGGTCTTGCAGGACTGGCGATGGCTGTCGGTCGATCATGTCGGCAAGGAGATCACGGACCGCTACGAGAAGATCACGGCGGCGGATTGGTACAAGCTGGACCACGAGCCCATTGAGCAATTCCGCAAGCGCATCGGCATGTGCCCGCACGAGAAAGGACAGACCCCGTGACCACAGCACCAACACCCTCCCGGGCCGATGCGCTCATCCGCGAGCACCGCGCCAGCATGCACCCAGAGACCCTGCGCGCCTGGGCCTCGGATGCCGTCGATGAGCTGGACCGCTTGCAGGCCGAGAACGAGCGCCTGCTCGCCCAGGTCCACAAGCTGGAGATGGACGCCCTGGACCTGGCCAGCGAGAACAGCATCCTCAAGCGCGCCGAGACGGAAGAGCTGGAGGCGCGCAAGCCGCTGCCGCTGAGCGATGACGACCGGCTGCGGCTGCGCTCAGATGTCGCCCGCGCGATCTGGGATGTCATGCGCGAGCATGAGGACCGGTGCGATCACGCGCTCGAAGACGTGGAGCCAAAGCACCAGGTTTGGGACTGCGCTGATGCGGCAATCAAGGCCGTGCACGGCATCACCGGAGGATCGTCATGAGCAAGCGAGCACGCGAGCGCGGCGACAAGCGCGACAGGTGGCAAGAGCCACAGGACCAGCAACCAGAGCCCGCACCAGCGGGCCTTTTTTATTGGAGCCCAGGCAAATGAATGCACAGCCGCAAACAGCTGCGGCGCCCACGGTCCAGGTCGTGAGCGCGCGCTTCGTGACAATCGAACTGGCAGCCGCAATGACGGGATTCACATGCAGCGCAATCCGAACGAAGATCGCGCGCGGGAAATGGATCGAAGGCCGGCAGTGGATAAAGCGGGACGGCAGCGTCCTGGTCGATATGAAAGGATATGAACTATGGGTCGCACAGGGAGCGGCGTAGAGGTAAGGGCCAGCTCCATCCGTCTGAACTTCGTTCTGGATGGAGCGCCAGTAAAGGAGATGCTCAAGACGGATGGCAAGGCGCTCGCGCCCACTCCGGCGAACATCAAGTATGCGCACCGGCTGTCCAGCGAAATAAAGCAGAAGATCCGCTTCGGCACCTATGTGCATGCCGACTATTTCCCTGACAGCCAGCGCTCCACGTCCGGCCAGAGCATCACCCGGGGCGAGCATCTGGACAAGTGGCTCATGACGCAGGTGCACAAGGCCAACAGCACCCTCAAGGGCTACCGAGTGGCGGTGGAATGGTGGAAGGAGAAGCTGGTGCCGGACCTGCCGCTGAAGACGCTGAAGCACAGCGACATCCTGCTGGCCCTGGCCTCGGAGCCCACGTGGAGCGGAAAGACCCGCAACAACAAGTCCAGCGTGTTGCGCCTGGCCCTGCAACTGGCCGTGCGCGATGGTGACCTGGCAGCCAATCCGATCAGTGGGCTGGAGCCAGCCGAGCACCAGGCGCCCCAGCCAGACCCATTTTCCATCGAGGAAGTGGATCTGATTCTGGACAACATGGCCAAGCATTACGGCCCACAGATCGCTTCGTACTTCGCGGCCAAGTTCTTCACCGGGCTGCGGACCTCCGAAAGCCTGGCAATGCGCTGGGAAAATGTGGACTGGCGCCGCAAACAGTTGCTGGTGGCAGACGCCGTGGTGCTGGGGGTCTTCAAGACCAGCACCAAGACGAATGCCTCGCGCATCGTTCAGTTGAACTCGCGGGCCATGGCGTGCTTGAAGGCCCAAAAGCCGCACACGTTCATGCAGGACCATGGCTGGATCTTCCCCGACCCGCGCACCAGCGAGCGCTGGACGGATGATGAGCCGCCGCGGGAGCTCTACTGGCGGCCGATGCTCAAGCGCCTGGGCATCCGATACAGAAGCCCGTACCAGACCCGGCACACCTATGCGACGATGCTGCTGATGGCTGGGGTCACGCCAGCCTATGCCGCCAAGCAGATGGGGCACACTATCGAGATGTTCCTGCGCACCTACGCGAAGTGGATCGATGGCGGCCACAACGCCCTGGAAATGGGCAAGCTGGAAGACCTGCTTTCCCCTCGGTCACCTCATGCAGCCAACGGGTGATTTTGGGAAGAATTCTGGGAAGAATTAGCCAAACCAAGCCATCTGCAGCACAAGCTTTCACAGTGGGATCTATGCTGCGTTGTGTTTGGTTATGCCACGTCGGCGGTTCGAGTCCCTCCGGGCAGGCCATCCTGGCATCCCAAGAAATCCCAATACGTCCAAAGAAGTCCAAGGGCCCGCACTGGTCTCGGGCTTCAGGTACATCCAGCTTCCGACGTCGTCCAACGGCACCCCGGTGGCGCGATACACGCTTGACGTGATGCCATCCGGAGCGGGTTCGACGTGCCCGACTACGTGCCTGACTAACGGCAAGCACCGGGACATTGCCGTGCTCTACGGGCAGGATCGATGGCGCACAAGAGCTGTCTCCTGGCGTCCGCTCGGCGCACATCTAACACGACGGCCGCGTGATCGCACGGTCCCGACTGATTGAAAATCTGGTCGCTCTGGAAAAGCAGCTTCCGGAGGTGGAAGGCATCAAGGCACCCGGCCGGATCATTCATCTGTCAGCGATGAAGATGGAGCTCCGGGTGGTAGCCAGTCGGCTTGCCGGCAGCTCAGTCTTCGTCCAGCGCCTCAAACCGCTCTGCCAGGAAATCCAGCA